AAAAAAGGAGTTTTAATACTCCTTTTAATTTTTTATTATTTACTATCTTTATTTTCTTCATCATGTTGCTGTAATTGTTTAAAAAACTTTTTTATAAATGAAGGAAAAGGGAAGTTCATTTCTCCTAAATTCTCAATTATAGATATTCCTTCGTTTCCTATGATTGAAAATATTATTAGTTCTTTAAAAGATAGAGGAACATTTAATACAGCAATTGGAACATTTATTGGAGTCCCCTCAACTAGTTTATCAAGTGAAGCTCCTATTATAACAGCTAAAATACAAGATGTTTTTTTTATTATTCCCTTGAAGGCTTTCTTAGAGGATATTTCTTTTTTATAAATGCTTTTTAAATATCCACTGATGTAATCAATAATTATGAACGTCATCATTATTTCTAATGATTTATCCCATCCTCCTAATAAGTATAGTATGAACCCTATTATGCTTCTTATAAACCAATGTTCAAATAATCCATCAAATTTCCCCATTTTCTTACTCCTAAAGTTTTCCTAATTTTTTCTCCCATTCACTATAGTAACACTTAGCTTCTTCACTTTTGTCAATTATAGCCTTGTTTCTATAACCTTCATTTTGAATTTTCTTTTCCCAGAAAATATCACCAAACATTCTTACAGCCTCATACATCATTTTTCTAACTCTCCAAGAAACTCCGTTTTCTTTTAGTATAAATAGAAAGATTCTATCAGCTAGTTCTCTATTAATACCTGTTGAATTAAACTTTGAATACAGAAAGTCATGAATGACAGCCGCTTCTGTATTTTTTCCATATCTCTCAAAAAAAGGTCTCAATATAAGAGGTATACTGGCTCCATCTGTTCTAAATCCTGCTGGAATTACTATTGGAAAGTCTTTGATATATTTAGTATAGTCCTCAAGGACTACACTAAATACATTATTAACTTTTTTTAATTTTAATTTATTCTTCATCATTCTCAGCTTCTTCAATATCTATTTTTCTTCCTGTGCCAAATGTATCAGAAAACTTTTGCAAGGCTTTTTCTATTGCTCTTTCTATTGTTTTTCTACTGAAAAATTTTCTTAATAAAATTCTAACTGGATATGGTAATTTATCAGTTCTATATTCAACAAATTTTAATGCTGCCTTAAGTTTCTTTTGATTCTCTCCATACTTAAAGCTTTCCTCTGAAGCAATAACAGCTGCATCAAATAAGTTTATATACTGTTTTCTGTTATAAATAATATATCCTAAAATTCCCCCTGCTAATACTATCCATAGCCATTGTTCTTGATTAAATCCTTTTAAATATGCAATTACTTGGTTTATCATTTCTAATCCTCCTATTTGTTATAAACTGTTTTATAAGGTATTTTCCCTGCTCCTCTGATTTGAAAATGTACAGCATCTACTTTTTTCCATTCTCCACCCCACTCAATATTATATTTCTCTATCAGTCCATGTTTTTTTGCAGTCTCATAGATATCTTTATAATAATGAAGATCTTTTGAACCAGCTTTGTACACTGTTTTTTCAAATTCTTTTATTACCTTTTTCCCATTTACTTCAATTTCTTTTTTTTCCTTTTCTTTTACTAAAACACCTATATCAACGGCATATCCAAGTCCATCAATCTTTTCTTGATGATTTGATTGAATCTTATAGCCATCACAATTTGTTCTCCATGCACCTGGGATAGTTCTTCCATACTGATATAATTTGTTCTGCTCTTCAGCTGTTCTCATACCACAGGTTACTTTAAAATCATGAGGACTTAATCCTATTAGCTCTTCTATAAAAGAGACTAGATTAGGATGTACCCCTTTCATCATATTTTTGCTCGCTTGTGATAAATTGTACATTTCCACCACTCCTTTTATTCCCATTCGATAGATTCCAATTCTTTTAAAGATTTAGCTTCCATTGTTTTGGTTGCTACTACCGTATATTCTTCTTGTGCAGCTGTTCCACGCAGTATCCATAAAAGATAAATATGATTAATCTCTCCAAAAGTAAAGGAATCAACAGAATTGTCCTTCAACCTCCAATTTATTTTCAAATTTTGAATTACTTCTGATAATGTTACCTTATCTTTTATAATTGCTTTTATTTTCTCTTCAAAACCTTCTGGAACATCACCTTTTAAGAACTTAACAGCATCAATTATTGCTTTTGGATCATTACTTGTTGTAGCTATATCTATTGCTGATTTTACTCTTAAAAAGTTTTTTTCATCAGCTTCCCCCATTTGAAAAATTTTCCCATTATAATCAAAATCAGCATAGATCTTATTTAATAGAACTTGTCTAAATTTTCTTCTTGTAATATGTTTTAAACCTTCTAAATCTAATTCCCATTTATTTGTTTCTTTATTCCAGAAATGATATTCAGAAGGCTGTTGAACTTTTATAAGTTTCTTATTTTTTAAATATTCCCCATTTTCTAAGTTTGTTTCTAAGCCTCTTTCTATTTTTTCTTCTCTTGTCATCTCTATTAATTCATTATTCTTTATTATAGGATGTTGGAAAAAATGATCTGTTATATACATATCTTCAGTATATTCAGGGTAATAACTTCTAGGATCTTTTTTTACATCTTCTAAGCTATTTGAATAGACTGAGTACTTTAATTCCGTACCTTTATAAAAATTTATTATACTAGTCATTTATTTTATTACTCCTTTCTAAAATATTCCTAATTTTTTACGAAGCTGAATAATATTATTTCTTACTTCCATAGGATTAGTTTTTTGTAAATAGTGTTTACTTGTTACATTGCTACTTGTATGATTTGCATAGCTACTAGCAACACCTAACCCAGCTAGATTGTTTATAAGATTTATTGATGTTTTTCTTAAAGAGTACGGGTATAAGTCTGGAATATCTAGAATTAATCCCATTTTTTTTACTCTGTTTCTTATAGTCCCCTGACTCATCTTTCTATATTCATCTCCATATTTTGTTATAAACAGCCATTCACTATGTATTCCTGACTCTTCTCTGAATTTAATCCATTCTTTTAAAAGAATTTTACATTTCTCAAAGAAAAAGGCATTCACTATATAACCTTCTTTTTCTTTAACTCCTTCAAAGTATCCCTCTTCTAGTCTTAATTGCTCCAACTTTAAATTTTGAATTGCTGAAATTCTACAAGCACTGTCTAAAAATAATTCCCATAAAATTCGATCTTGAATATCATACTTTTTATTTTGAAATTTCATAAAAAGCCTAACAGTAAGAATTTGTTCAGTATTTAAAAAATAGTTCTTTCTAATCTTATCTTTTTCTGTAAATTTCAATCGATCTAATTTTTTATCAAAGGGGTGAAACTTGCATTTATTTCTTCTCACACACCAGGAATAAAAACTACTAATTGCAGTAACTTTATTCATCAAAGTTCTTTTACTGTTACCTAAACTTCTACAATAATTTCTATACTCTTCCATGATTTGTGGCATTTCTATCAGTGTATCTTTACTCAATAAATATCTATTTTTGTGATTTTCTTGAAACCATATAAGGAATAACTTGAAATTACTAATATAAGTAGAATAAGTTGTTCCCCATGTTTCATAGTTGCTACTCTTGCAACTATTTAAATACTGCTTATAAATCTGCACATTTTCCTTTTTTAATTTTTCCCATCCTTTTAGTTCCATACTTTGTACCTCCTTAAAATTTGTTAGATACATTATATAAAACTGAATAGATTGGAAAATCTAATCAAAATAAAAAAATACTCTGCAACAACTCAAGATTATATATCTATTAATTCTGGAACACTGGTTATTTCAGAAGTTGTAATTTACAATTTAAAAAATAAAATTGGAATTCCTTTAAATTCTACTATTGTATCTGTGAGTGTTGGGCAAAGTGCAGGATATTGTGAGCATTGTACATATAATTATGAGACAGACACAGCTCACATTGGTCATATCGTTCCTGTGAATAATTCTAGAACAGCAATTATTAATGTAGCATACATTTAATTAGCACTTAAATATCTCCAAGGTGCCCATTGTTTAGTGCTTCCATTTCTTGTTCTGATAGCAATAGAAAAAGTATCATAGTAAGAAAATGCTATTTGGGTCACATAATCATCTCCATTTACAGAAGTGTTAAATACTAATACAAAGCATTGAGAGCCACAAAAACCTCGTTTTAATTTAGATGTAGCTGCTTTAATTTGGAAAATACCAGTTTTTACTAATTCATCTTCATCTTTTGGGCTCCATCTATCTATTTTGTATAAAAGATTTCTGTCGAGATTTTCCAGACTATAAATTTTATATAATATCTATATCAATTTTTTGGAGGGATATTATGAATTTAGTAGTATTAGAAAATTTAAAAAAAGAAAATGTAGCTGTGTATTTAGAGTATCTGAACAGTTGTAAGAGTAGTAACTGGGAGACTTGGAATACAACTTACAAAACTTATTGTAATAATTTTAAGTTGTTCCTAGTATGGTTTCAAAAAGCTTATAAAAATAGGTTATTACTTAGTAAAGATACCCTTTTAGAAATGCCAAGTATAATGGAAAGTTACAGAAATTATTGTAGAAACTTAGGAAACAGTAAAAGAACTTTAATGAAT